TGTTGTTCTGCAATATAATGTCCATATCTTCAAGTATGCTTGTTCTCAAAACGTCTGGCATTCTTTCAACATCATAGATAAACATATTTCCATATCTTGTAGAATACTTATCCGCACAAGTGCTGTTAACCCCAATATAAAAGCTTGAATTTGGTGGTCCAACAAGAACCAAATCATCACTCGAATTTAACAGATTAACATACATGTCCATCATTCTATCAAAGTCAAATTTTCTTGTTGATTTAACCTTGTTCTCAGCACTTACATATCGAATCTGAAAATACTGTATATCATCAAAAAGATAACAAACGTATTTCACACCAAGCTGAAGTGCAAAGTCCTGAACTGCTAATCTCGAATATGTACACACTTTATGGGTTTTAGCATAAACACCAATATCATCTATTTTGTCGATATAATCAGCTTTATCAAACACCAAAAGGTTATCTTTGTATGTAGTCTTATACTCTTCAAGCTTAGGGTCATCAGTGCCCACAACTATATAGATAGGATATTTTACATCATGCTCTTTAAGCTGTTGTAGCGTCATAATGTTATCAGGCTTACCATAGCTTGCTATGAAATAAGCAAAGTTATTTTTCATCTACAATATCCTCCAATAACATTGAATAGTCATTAAGATACTTGAAATAACCTGACTCTATAGCTTTATCTGTATCTACTATCACGCTCTTTAAGGCTTCAAGCCAACGCTTAATATTAGCGTCTTTTGTGCTTGCGTATAAATCTGCTAACTTCTCATACTTAAACACGATAAATCGCGTGGCAAGAATCTTAAAAAAGTTCTTATCATTTGTTGTCAAGCTACTATCTCCATCAATAGCTTTAACAAGCTCTAAATACTCAGTTAAATCCACACACTTGTTTTTATCAGTCATATCAAGATGTGGCTCGTAATAAAACTTAGGTTTAACTTCAAATAGTGCCATAAAATTTATCTCCTCTTAGATTTCGACTGTCTGTCCATACCACTCTTTTGTTATCTCGACATCGCACTTGATTGGCATCTTCAAAATTTCCTCAGCGGCCTCTGACATCGTTTTTGCCAACAGCTCGGAACATTCTTTGATGTTTTCCTCAGGACACTCTGCTATGACCTCATCATGTACAGGTATAAGCAATCTGAATCCAAGCTCTTTTAATCTTTCACTTTTACTTAGCTTTATCATGGCAAGCTTTGTCAAATCAGCGGCGCTACCTTGTATTCTCGAATTTACAACCTGTCGTGTAGCATCTGCGATTTTACCACCGTTGTCAATTATCAGGATTCCCTTTTCCTGCGCTTCTTTTTTGATTTTAAGCTTATCCTTAAACCAAGCTCGTTTAAGACGCTTCCTGAGCAAATCCTGCGTTTTGGCGGGTACTTCCTGCTCTAACTGTACGGGCTTCCCATTCTCATCAAAATGTAAATCACTGCTGAAGTCTAAAACGTCATCATCTACAGGAACACCATTGATATATTTAAACTCATATTCCTCAAGCTGAAGCTCTGGCAATCTACGCTTTCTTCCACATACTGTTGTGACATAACCTAAATCATATGCCATATCAAGTGAATCTTGCTCAAATTTCTCAATCGCTGGAAATCCTCTGAATACACTGCTTTTTATTGCTTTAGCTTTTTCCTCTGTACAGCCTAATTGCTCCGCTATACTTGCTTCACCTCTGCCATACAAAACTCCCAACAGAATGCTCTTTGCCTGCGTTCTACGCTCCTTACCTTCTTTGTTTTTGCTTCCGTCTGCATTGAACTCTCTGCACTCATCATAAGGCTTGTTAAAAGCTTTGGAAGCAATCTCAGAATACAAATCCTTACCTGCCATAAATGTGTTATACATCTGTGGGTCTCCTGCTTCTTTACAAAGTGCGGCAAGGCATTTAGGTTCCTGCTGGGAAAAGTCGCTACTCATCAGCAAATATCCGGGTGATGCTGTAAACATCTTTCTGATGTCTTTATTATGACTTGGTATATTCTGAAGATTTGGCTCACTGCTTGACATTCTACCTGTCTTTGCCCCATATTGATTGAACTTACAATGTATCTTTCCATCATCGGGATTGACACACTCAGGAAGCTTATCTATGAACGTGGAAACAAGTGTTGCCAAGCTTCTATGCTCTAATACTGCTTTTGATACATCATTATCTATCTTTGTAAGCGTCTCCTCATCTGTACTTCTCGGAGACTTCTTGTTTACAGTCTCTATACCCATGATATCGTAAAATAATATCGCAAGCTGTGCGGAACTGCCTATATTGATTGGATTGTCAAGCTTTGCTCCATTCTTTCGTGCTTTATCTATCTCAGCTTTATATGGCTTCAAAGTCTCGTAAAAAGCTTGCACCTTTTCGTCAAGGAGTGCATTATACTTTTCCGACAAACTCTTGCTATACTCTGTATTAATCAAAACACCAGTATCTTCCATATCTGCTACAACAGGAACACAAGCCATCTCAATATTCTTGAACACCCAATAAAGCTGTCGCATATCTTCACGCTCATGGTCAGGTCTCAAATACTGTCTCTGATAATCAGAAAACTCTGTTGTAATTATAGGGTCGTGTGCGGCGTACAGATATCCAATATTGTATGGTATCAATGTAAACGGTATACCTTTAAACAGCTCATCAAATGTGAACGCATCACCCTGTCCATTCATTACATACTTTTGATGTAATGGCTTCAGCTTGTTTGTAGGCTCGTTTTCGTTAAGAATACGCGCGCCTAAATAAGCATCCCATGTACAGTAGATATCTGGAACACCGAAGTGTCGCATGACTCTGATATCAAAATCAGCATTGAACATGTCAATATCTGGCTTTTTCTTCAGTAATCGCTTGAACTCCTCACGCACAAAATCAGCATCAAGCTGTCCAACAGCTTTCTGTTGTGTGATATAGCTAATATGATTGATTGGAATGTATGCACTCTTTTGACCATATGTGTAAATACATGGTCCCGCAATCTTATTACGCATCGGGTCAAGACCATCAGTCTCAGTATCAAGCGAAAAGTATCCATTGCCTATACATTCTGTGATGTAATCATGAAGCACTTCCTTATCTGTGATACATAAATACTCATCACGATACTTTCCAAGATTCTTTTCGACCATCTGCTTAATCTGTTCAATTCTACCGATTAAACTGGTCCCGCCCTTTAATGACGGGACCACTTGTTTTGCTGTAGCTGTCTTGCCTGCGATTGACTTATCTAAAGCTCTATTTGTCTTTGTCTTAGGCAACGTAAACAACGGCATTATTTATCTCCTCTTCTTGACGGTGTACGTCTTTCAGAACGTGCGGAACTACGTCTTGCGGGCTTCTCATCTTCTTCCTCATCATCGTCCGCATCTTCTTCCTCATCGCGCTTACTTGAACGTCTGTGCGTAGTTGTCTCTTCTCTGCTTGAACGTCTGCGCGGTCTCTCTTCTTCCTCATCGTCATCGGGCGGAAACTCTTTTTCTTCAAGATAATACTCCATGTCATCAGCTGACTTATCAAGAACAAGACCTCCAAGAAGCTTCGGCATATCGTCCTCAAAATCTTCAAGCTGTGTATCATCTTTCTCGACCTCGTAAATCTCATAGGTCGTGTTTGTGTCTTTGGGCTTTCCGTTTCTCTCGACTTCAAAGATATGCTGTACAAGATTATCCTTGTTCGCGTATCTGCTACACAAACTGGACATCTTTTCAAACATCTTCTTGCCTCTGTCCCAAACCTGTACTTGGTCCTCATCTACATTGTAGACAGGAATTAAAAGCTTGACCTGTGTTTTCATCTGTTCACGACAGAACGGACACATATCAACCGGGTCTCTGTAAGTACGTAAACAGTTTACGTACCTCTTCTTATCACCAACATCTACTTCATGAACACTGAAGCCCTCAATATCGTCCTCGTTGTTATAAAGAAATCTGACTCTCTTTACGCCTTTGTGTTCTGAAATACTGAAGAAGCCTCCGCCTCCCTGTCCGCCATAATTTGCGGACTCACTCGCATTAAATCGTGCCATAAGTTTTCTCCTCTCATGATGCTTTTGAATTTTATATCTTACGCCTGGGAAAGTGCTTTAATCACACTTTCCAGCGTATTGATATCTACCTTACTGAAGTATTCAAACTTCTCTTTTGAATCAACTACTTTGAAACCTGCGGTCTCTACAATGTTCTTGACTGCTTCGCCATTGAAGTAGACTGTAAACAGCTTTGCACCGATGTAAACAACAGCTATCTTAGCTACCGGGTCGATAATCAGCAAATCATCGCTTCTACCCTTTACCTTGAAGTCAAAACCAGACTTCTTGATTATCTCAATCGCTACCTCTTTGCTCGGCTTTTCGCTGGAATCAGCTTTATTGCTTTTCTGCTTCTTTTCTTTAACAATCTCAACCTTATCAGCATCGATTGACGGGCACTCAATTCCAAGCTCTTTCTTCTGCTCCATGACTTCTGCCACATACTCATCATCAGGAATATCATCAGGATTCGTAATTTCTTTCTTTGCTTTCTGCTTCTTCTCAGCTTTCCTCTTGTCCTGAATCTTCTTGACTTCCTTATCAACGTCTGCAAGCTTCTCAGCTCCGGGCATAGGAACAAGCTTTGACTCATCAACCTTCATCTCATCTGCCTGCTTCTTCTCAGCTTCAAGAATCTTTGCTACTGCTTTTGACTTTGCGCCTTTCTTATCAATCTTGATACCAAGCTTGTTAGCAACCTCAACTAAGCAACCCATTGTCATCGAATAAAGCTTTTCTTCACGTGTCATCATAACCGTTTCCTCCTTGTGATGTCTTTGATTTTTGTGATTTTGTCAGCGCATCTCTCTCACTGACAAGAACATTATACTACACGTTTTTGTGTTTGTCAACACTTTTTTTAAAAATTTTTCTGAATTTTTTTTCAGAGTATCATGCGGACTTGCGCCCGCTTGATATTTCAAGCACAAAGCTCGATTGTCTCATATGTCTTGTATGACTTGGTACTGTAAATCTCTACTGACTTCGGATAGTAGCAAGACCAAAGCTCTTTCTCATTGATAATGAATGTTACGCTCTGCATACATACATATTTTCGCTGTATATACTCAGTAATGATGCTGTCAAGCTTCTCTTTCTTCTCATAGTCTGTATAGTGTGTACAAGACTCTTTAAGCTCTTTGGCAAGCTTCTTCATGTCTTTAATTAAACCACTTAAAGGCTTCAGCGCAAAACGCTTCTTGTTAAGTGTCTTAACGAACTCTTCCTTGCTCAAGCTTGATGCCATGTACATCGGCTCAATTATGTTGTTATAATCATCGATACTAACCTCGTAACCAGCAATCTGCTCAAATTCATACTTCATCATATCTTGTGCCCTCCTTCAAGTCTTTCAAGTGTCTCATCTCATCTGACAATAACATTATACAACACGTTTTTCTATCTGTCAAGCACTTTTTTGGAATTTTTTTTAAAGAATGAGCAAGCGGGCTTATGCCCGCTTTGATTTATCTGTTGCACCAGCGATTAGCTTTCTCAGCAACTTCCTGCATCTCATCATCGTTAAGCGGAATCAGCTTTGCTACTGTCTGACAGTGAATGTCAACTCTGCCAACCTTGAAAAGCTGAACATACGCAAACTTTGACTCATCACTGAACTGACAAAGACCAACGATATCTTCTGTCTGCACGATGGGAAGATTAGCACTGTTTGCAAGCTCCATCAAGTCGCTGTACCCGAATGAACCAGAAAGACAGCAACCCCAACTCGTAATCTCCCAATCTGAAGAACCATCAGCATTGATTGTCTGACCGATACTGCATGTCACATCGATGCTACCACGTGATGTCTGCTTGTTGACTTTGATGATGTCGCGCCAGCTCTTATATGTGTCATACTCTTGCTTCTTATCAAGGTCAATCTTGACTGTCTTTATCTTTCCGCTATTGAATGTGTAAGCATAACCCTGTCTGCCACCAATAAAGTTTTTGTTAATCTGAATGTCATTTGCTCTCATAAGCGTTTCTCCTCTCAAGTCTTGTGATTTTTTCGACTGTCATCTCAACTGACAAGAACATTATATAACACGTTTTTAAATTTGTCAACTACTTTTTTAAAAATTTTTAAAATTTTTTCTTGAGACCTAAAAAGTAGTCTCTTGACATAGCTCCAATATCTTTGAAAGTCTTGATATTCCAACGATATTCAGTGATTATCTTATTA